CCATTATTGTGGGTTAGCTAATGTTGTTCCTGTTTGTAATTCTACTATTTGTCTTTGAGCATCAAGTAAATCTGTTCTTAATTGAGCAATTTCAGCTTGCAAAGCAGCTATTTCTTCTTGGTTTGCTTCAAAATTAATATATTCACTACTTGTTTTAATTAAATACTCATGTGAATTAGTTTCACCTAACTCAGGTATATTGTAAAAAAGTTCATTGTAAAGGGCAAAGAACTCTTCAGTAGTTGGTTGTTCTGCTATTCTTTCTTGAATCGTTTGAACACCTAACTCTTTAAAAGACGTATCTATAACTTTAGTATACTGTCTTTTATCATATACTTGTTTTTGTAAATTTATGCTTTCACTCATCCGTTAACAACTTTAAAGTAATAGCTATCATCATATATAATTGTAGAACCTTGAATAGTTGTTTTAATTAAAATTTTATAATATCTTTCAGGTTCTAAACCACTCATATAAACATCAAAATAATTACCAGTTGAATCAGAACTAATTTGAGTATAATTGTCATCGAAGTTAACAACGTATTCGTTGGTATCCAAGTCTTTTATGGCGTAATATGAAGCAGTTGGTAAATAATTTAAATTAGTATAAAGTGATGATGTTTGATACACACGAGGTGGGTATAAAGGACTCACATTAACATAAAATCTATTTATACTTTCAGGAAAGAAAACACCAGGGTTTTCAGCTAAGGACATCTTAATATTTGAAGTATTAACAATGCTACCAGTAGCTGATCCAGTTAGTATAGTTGAGTAATCTCTCCATCTAAATTCTAGGGTTGGAGGATAAATTGTGTTTGTATCAACACTATAAAATTTAAATACAGGTTGAACATATTCACTTGCATTAAATTCTAATGAACTTGTAAGTTTAACTAGGAATCCATAATTTGGTAATGAAGAACTATACCAAGCATGTACAATATTAGTAGCATTAACTTCAATATCTTTTACATTACGTAAACTAAAGGATTCAGTTATTAAATAAGTAGAAGAAGTATACCAGTTACCTCCTCCTTGACTAGCATGTGTTGAATTATATGAACCAGTATAAGTACCCCCAGAATTAGTACCTGAAATAGACCAGGCTCCTGAACCTGAATAAAGTGAATAGGTCCAAGATACTCCATCTTCAACAATAGGACTATCTAAAGTATATCCATTTCCATTATTCCATTCTTGGGCAGTAGCACGAACTTCTAAAAGAGTATTTTGATTAATACCTTGTGCTTCAGCAATGAAATTTTTAAGATAAATGCTAGAACTATTTCCTGCTATTTTATTGTTAATAATATCTTTTATCTCATTTGTATCAAATTGGATAAGATATCTAGCTATATCAGGTGTTCCACTAATGTCTAAGCGATTAGATACTTCTAAAATAGCATCTAACCCTGTATTCATTGTAGGGTAGAGTGAATATAGAGTGGCGTCTTGAGTAGGGAAGAGTTTATATACAGCCATTTATATATTTTATTATAAATATGGCGTTATAGAGGAACTACTTTACCTTTTATGTCTAAGTTAGGGTATTTTACTTCAAAAATACTAGGATCTAATGAGGGATATATTACTTGATTTTGTGTAGCTCCTGCTATATCATAAGCATATTGTGAATATCCTGAAGTGGTTCCTGCTTTATTTGATATAGAAACTGATTTGACTGATTGGACTCCTGAGATTCTATCAAGAAGGATATATAAATCACGAAGTAAAATAGGTTGGTTAATCTGCCATTTATTTAAAGTAAAATAATTTTGTAAAGCAGTAATACATGCTAATAATACTTCATTATTGTTATATTCAGGGAGTACTATAATTTCAAAATCTATACCTATATTAATGATAAAAGCATCACGAATCTCAATATTATCACCAATCATTCTATATTGAGATAGATATGTTCTAAGGTTGTTTTTTAAGGTTTCAGTAGCTATATCTAATTGACCTTGAGAATTTAAAGATAAAACATATAAATTAAGAGTTTCAATAGTTGAAACTTGATTATCTGTTAATTTAGGTTGTTCAATAAATGCTTTAGAAACAGCACCATAATCAGTAGGCATACTTAAAGCACGAATTAAATAATCATCTGCAGTAACTGATCGTTTTTGGGATGCTACTAATGCTAAAGTATTTTGGCGAATTTCTTCTAATGTATCTCCTCCTCTACCTCCAGTAGCTGCTTCTAAATTATTAGAAGCTAATGAATTAAAAATATAATTAGCAGTAGTTGAGTTAAGATTAATATTATTAAATTTACAGTTAGAAATGGTTAAATTGGTTAAAGTATTAGCAGGAATGTTAGAACCTACACCACCACCAGTTAAATATCTTACTGTTAAAGTTGTATTTGAAGGAGCAATACCATAAGTACCAGTGAATAAAAAGTTTGTTGGTGAATATGCTACTGTTAATTTATCTTGTTCAAATGGTAATCCAATTCCTACATTATCAGCATTTGGAGTAATTTCTTCAGTAATATCATTTGGAGCACCTGCACCAAACTGAATTATTAGATTTGAAAGGGAAGTAAAACGAGTTGCAAATCGACGAGCTACTTTCTTTAAACGAAGTAAATAAGGTGTATCACCATTTACATTTGGATCATTTACATTAGTATTTTTGATAGTATCTAATACCATTTCTTGTCCTAAATGATCTACTTCATACCATTTATTACCATCGGAATCTGTTATGTCTAATATTTTAATAATATTATTGGCTTGAAGGCTAATTGTTTGATATTGTTGTGGAGCACCAAAAGAAAATTGAACAGTATTAATAGCAGCAGATATAGCTTTTCTACTTTTCTTCAAAAGAAAGTATTGGGGTATATTACCTGAAATTTGGTAAATAGTAACTTCAGTTGGGTCCTGGGAACTTGATACTGAAAAATCAATTTTATCTTGGAGTAAAAATGAAGATCCATTTTGGGAAGTTACAGTTGTATTTTCTCCAACAGTAATAGCATAAGTATAATCAGGTACATAATTACCAGTACCATCATTAATAGAAGGTAATTGTTGATATACATCAACAGTTGTTTGGGCAGCACCGGTTGTTTTTGGTTTATAACCAAACATATATGCTAACTCAAATACATTATTTGTTTGTTGAGCATATTGAACAAATGTTTCTTGGAATTGGTTATCTAAATAGAAACTTAAAACATCCCCTACATAAGATGCTTGTTCCATAAACATCATACCTGGTGATGTTGGAGAAAAGTCTGTATATGTTTGGGGGAAATATGTTCTAGCATATTCTATTAAACGTGCTCTAAAGTCTGTAAAGTCACGGTTAATATATTTTATATCTCTATTTGTTGTAGCCATTTTTAAAATTGAAATGTTATATTGTCACTTATATTAGAATTTGCTATAGAATATTTCATTTGAACTATAAGTTCATTTAAATCATCGTTTCTTAACACATCTAATGAATCTATTATAACTGATGGAAAATAAATTTCCATTTTACCAGAAATGCTTTCTTTAAGTCCTTCTAATGTCCCTTCATTAATTTGTTCAAATATAAATGATCTTAAACCACCTCCAAATGTTGGATTAAGTGGAATTTCTCCAGGTTCAGTTAAAAAGTAATTAATAATGTTATTTTTAATAGCTTGTGCTGTTAAATAATTTTGAGTAAAAACAGCAGGGCCACTAAAAGGTAAATTTACCCCAACCGCAACATTTGGGTTTAAGTCAACCGGGTTTATCGTTTGGGGATTAAATGGCATTATTTACTATTTAATAAATTCATTATTTGGTCCATTCCTACTTCACCAGCACCTAAATTACCATTTACAGGATCACTTACTTGAGGTTTAAATGGAACTTGAGCATCACGTGAAGTAAAACTCATCATGGTTTCATTCATAACATCAGAATACGCTTTTCTAGCATCCATTACAGGTTGAGTAAATGTAGGTTTAGGTGTATCTATTGTTTGAATAGATTCCTTTACAATTGTTTTTGGAGTACGAACCGCCTCTAAAAGAATGTCTTTTAGTTCCTCTTGGATCGCTTCTCGTACAGCTTCTTTAATTAATTTTTTTAATCCGTCGGTTTTCATATGTTTATAAATATTAA